AGTTTGTAGTTGGTTGGTTTGTACCTGATCTCGCAGATCTCTTTAAGATCCAACTCCAGTTGATCCGGCCTCTTTATATGATCTACACGATCACCATACTCATCTATTTGTACGATCTTATGATCACCATGTGCATGATCTATGATCCATTGTTTATCTTTTGTACTCATATTTACTCCACCTGTGTAAATGCTTTGTGTGTCTTAACATGTACCTAATTACTAAATGATTGATATATCTCGAAAAAAACAGAAACACCCCGGTAGAAAGACAAGCCGAAATCATCAAATCTTCATAAGCAAATGCTAATATAGCCTGATCCGGAGATATGATATCCCTCTGTAGGCCGCAGAAACATTGGCCTGTAGACTTTTTATGTCACCAGGCAGTGACAAGATGAACCCACCCCACCCCTATCAGATCCAAATGGGGTAACTTGGCCGCAGCCTATACGATAACCCTCTCATATTTTTTTATAAAATATTTGGTTGTTGTTGTAGCCAGGCTGATAGTTCAGATCTGTAGATCAACTCAGTGATTCCATTGGCCATAGTATTGACCAGGATCTCTTCTGAGGTTTTATCATCACATTCTGATATGGAGTATATGTGATGCATGATCTCATGGATAACTAGATTAGCTGCATCTACTCCACCTGAAGATATGATCTCACGATCTAGATAGATCTTGTAAGGTGGTGATCCAATGTAACATCCTTGCTGCTCACCGATCTCTTTAGTGATCTCAGGATCTACCAGGATCAACTGGATCTTAGTAAACCCTAAAGTCACACTTCCTGGAAACTTGGCGAAGGATCTAGGTGCCATTACCATGTCACCAATATTAATCCTATGATTACCAATATGATCAACTCAAAGATACTGATCTCCGGTCTAAGATATGTAGTTCTTACCTTATAGAGTAGATCAGGTCTGAAATGTGTAGCTGCTGCTATAAGACATAGTAGTAGTAGTAATAGTGTTGTCATATTGAACCTTTAGATCTAGGTGTACCATAACTACTCTGAGAGTGACTAGGTGGAGTGAAGTATCTATGATACACCCATGTTATCTCTAAGATCACTTAGTGTTACTCTTAGAGTTATGACTTCTATCTCACCCACCCTTGCACTACATCTAAACATGTACCTATTAATTTTCTTATAGGTTTGCAAGGCTCTTTGTATTGATAGAAGGAATCAATGGATCCAGGAATCTCTAGTCTTACGACCAATCGTATGATCTAAGAATCTATCAAGTTCCTCTTGTAGTCTCTCTTCTTTAGCACTATCCAATGCCTCATCTACATCTCTTCCTATGGCCTCATTCCATACCTGGACTGCCATGGCTAAGACATCTATTTGGTCATCATGTCTCAGACATCCTTTAACCTTAGTTAGCCTGGACATCTGATAAAATAATTGGTGATCTCTTTCAAGATCAAAATCTCTGTATATAAGTTCCTGGTTTACGACCAACCTATGTTGGTTCATTACAGGCTCTAGAGTGTCTATAATCCGCTTTTCTTTCTGAACAGATGATCGTACCTCAGATAAAGTACAAGGGTATAATCGGCTCAGAATTGGCTCTAATAGCCTATTAAACATGCCATCACCAAAGTTACTCTCTACGACTATCTCATTGACATCCTGGGATTTAGCAGCCAGTGCTAGATCAGCTAATGTCTTTTCATCATAGCCGCCATCAAAAGATCCTACATCAGTAAGATACAAGATCCCATTAAGCATCTTTACGATTGCATATGCGGTCTTATCCTTACCTCTACCGGCTGGATCCACCGCCATCACAGATCCTTCAAATGGATAATATTCATTACTGGAATACATTGGTGCTACATAGTAATCACCTTTGAGGCCTACATTAGGTAACTCAGGATCTAGTGCTTTGATCTGCTCGATCCCACTAGCCCACTGTACTTTACCTGGTGCCTCATCCCAGGAATCAATCCCTGACATGATCATTAGATCATTTAGTTTCAATGGATACATATCGACATCTGATAGAGTTGTATCTAGCATGAATTGTAATGCAAATCCTGATCGGCCATATGAGGCCTCTCTTTCCATTAGATCTTCATGATCAAATCTTTTTGGATCCACAGGATCTCCAGGTACTAACTTACGATCATTATTGATCAATGATTGAGCTAGTTTAATACCATAGTTGATCTTAGCTTTTTCTTCAGGATACCTGGAAGGCCATATCTGAGTTTTAAATCCACGATCCTCTAGTGAGTTGTAGATCGACATTTCAGTTTGTGGTGTTCCCAGGAATACAATCCTACCTACTTCAGGTTTTATGATTGAATCAAATTCTTTTACTGTTTCACTTAAACGATCTCTCATCAGTTGTGTTTGAGAGTTGTTAGCTGATTCAACATCATCAGCAATAATTAGATCTGCTCTTGATCCGGTAAGTTGTCCGGTTATACCCATAGATTTTACAGATGGTGCATGAGATGCCCTGGCACCACCTACATCAAAAGACACTTTAGATTGTCTTTGATTTTCATTAGGTTTCAAATGTTCACAGATCGGAAGTTCCTGGATCAGTCTTTGTGTGAATGTACTGAAATCATCTGCTCTAGTTTTACTAGCAGATACTACCAGGATGTTACGATCACAATCCATCAATAGATTCCATACTGTAAATGCAGATGTGATCCAAGATTTACCGGCACCTCTAAATGCCTGGATACAAATTCTTTTAGATCCATATTGTAGATAGTCTGCTATCTCATATTGCATTGGAGTTGGATCCGGTAGTTGTAAATGTTTCCAGGCTAAGTATAAAAAGTTTTTAAAGACTTTTAGTTTAGCTGGTAGTTTAGATTTTTTAGTTACCATTTAACTTTGTTAGCCCAGTATGCGGCTGACATTTTTCCTTTAGCAATATTCTTACCATGCCTGGCCTTGAATGATCTTGATCTTGCAGTATTACCTTTATCACCGGTAACACCTTTTTGACCAAATCTAATTAGTTTAGTTTTACCACCTGACTTAGCCAAAACTGCATGACTTTTAGTTTTGTGGCCTGGTGTTCTTTTTGGTTTATTAAATCCTGAAAAAGTTTCAGATCCTCGTTTTATAGACATTTTCTCTCCTTTTATGAAAAATGGAAGGCCTACAATAGGCCAAAATCGCTTTTAAATGACATGAGTGGTACCCTAGGTACCCCTAAAATTTAAGTGCCATCATGCTCAAATGGGAGATCTTTAAGAAGATCCAGGTTAGGATCAGCCATGATCCCTGATGAATATGTCTTACAGATATCCAAACATACTTTCATTTCACTTGCTGATAGTGGTTCTGATGAATTTAATCTTTTGTGTGCCTGGTCTATTAGCATATCCACGATCTCATCTGCTTTATCTTTTGTTGTTTTATCAGTCATCTTTGAAAACTATATATAAAATTAACATCAAACAAAAAACACTTATTCCATAATTTAAAGTGCAAATTTGTGGTGACATTATTTTTTCTTTTTCTTTTTAGGAAACCCAGCTTTCATATTTGCATATGCTTTAGGTGTAATTGTAGATTTCTTTTTAGATCTAGAGATCCCTAATTTCTTTCTACGATTAATGTTTGCATAAAGGCCTGGTCTTTTACTTGGCATATCTTATCTCCCTAGTGGATTACTATTTTCTAATTCTAATTGTCTAACTTGTGTTTGTAATACTTTGATCTCAGCATTATTAATTTGGATCTGATTTTCTAATGGTTTGATATCCGGCATAGATTTAGCCTCTAGTAAATCAACTCTTTCGATCAGCTTACCCTGGAATATTGCGAACCCAAGTAGAGTAATCGCTAGTGATCCTATACCTAACCATTCTTTTACACCCATATTAATAACCTCGTATATTTCTTAAATGTTCTTTTGCTCTGATCAGATCCGCATTGGCCTGGTCTACTTCTTGTTGGTATTTATAAAATACCGGTGATGATATTACACGATCATCTTTTTCCAGTTCCCTGGTGTATGCATTTGTTAATGACATCTGCGGTATCTCTAATTGATTCTCGAAGATCTCATTACCAAACTGTGAGTAACTTGTAATAGCATTATTATTTTTACCCATCATGATCTTAGCTACGATCATTTGTGTAACTGCTACTCTTTTATTTACATCATCTATTTTAGCTGCAACTTTATCTGCAATGTCATCTATAGTTACTGTAACTTCAGTATCCCTACTGTCGTTATCGTTTTCGGTAGTTTCGACTTCTTCCGGATTATCAGACATTGGCTCTGAACTGAGTTCTGTTGATTCAGTCTGTTCAACCTCTTCTGTTTCAGATGTGGTTTCAGGCTCAATACTTTCTGCATAAATTTCCTCTTCAATAGATTCTACTATTTCTACTTCTGTAGATAATTCTTCTACGATCTCAGGCTCTATGATCTGAGGTTCAGGTTCCATTACCGCCAGGATAATTTCTTCTTCTATAGCAATAGCCTCTTCTATTTGAATTTGTGTGATGTTCTGTTCTACGATTTCTATTGCTAACTCTTCAAACTCTTCTATAAAAATTTCTTCTGCAATAATTTCTTCAGGCACTACTTCTTCAAATAATTCTAATACCTGGTTCAACTCTTCTACACTTTCAGTTATAGCTGCGGCCTGGACTTCAGTAACATATTCACTGTTATAATTTAACACGACTTCGATATCGTCGAAATTAACTCCACCATATCCATTCTCTTGTGCAGCATCATAACCACTTAATTTTATGTTACCGATACTTGCACCGGTACCACTGTAAGTTAATTGATCACTGAATGTAGATCCTATGATCTTAGTTGGATCTGTTCTAGTATTACTTGCAGTAGCCAGGACATTGTTATCACTATCTCTAAATTGTAATCGAACAGTGAAACTATCATAACCACCTCGGCCTGATCCAGCCCAACATCCAGTACCAGTACATTCACCATTTTGAACATTCAATGTGGAGATCAAGGTACTCGGATTATTATCTAACATAGGTTGAGTTATGTTATCGCTAATGAGGGTAAATGATTGTGATAATGATCCTGACTTACCGATCTCCACATCTTTAGTTGAATTGTTTAAACTACAACAATCATTGAATACTGCTACATTTCCTTCTGTAGTCCAATGATTCAAATTCCCTGATTCAAAATTTCCATTTAAGATCAAACTGTCGGTAGTTAAACTCTCAGCATGTACGAAAAGAGGAGTTAAAAACAAACATGCTGATAAAAATCTTTTAATCATTTTTTAAACTTTCTTTATAAATTCTGTATTGATCTACCTGGTCTGTGACATCAGCATTTAATTTATCCCATTCTGCTTTAGCCTCTTTACCGATCTTTCCATTGATCGGACAGTAACTCGCAGCATCATATAAGGCTCTACGAACATTTGGATCCTGGCATAACAATGACAAGGCACCAATTCGTAAACCCATTTTATCCAGGGTAGTTGCTAGTAATCTCCTCTCACAATATGGATCATGATAATAGGATGAACCAGCTATCCCAAAAGTCACTGTACTTAATGCACCGCTATATGCAATCGTACAACTCTGAGATGAATAGATCTGAGTTGATGGTGCATTGGCCGGTGCAGCCGGTGTTTTATTATTATTGTTGGTCGTAGAATTTGTAGTGGAAGTACTATTGGTCACAGGATTTGAACCTGAATTGTAATTGGTTGTAGATTGCTGCTCGTAACCTACGATACTTGTATTATTTCCACTGGTACTTGTATTGCTTGATGTGTTATTAGATGAAGTTACATCAGCTAATATTACTTGCTCTATACTGAGTAATACAATCATACCCAATAATACTAATCCAGCTTTTAAGTATTTCATCTTGCTTTACTTATGCTAGATCCCAGGTATAAAGATACAATACTGATCATGATATGTTTATGCCATTCTAGTATTGGAATCCCATTTACTTCTTGCCAAACATATTCTGTTGATCTTGTATCGAAGATTAACCAATCACTACCTGATTGTACTTCTGTTTGTATATAAATTGGTACATCAAAAATAATAGGTGCTAATGAAGGAACAATGATGATAGAGAATATTGCCGCTAAAACAACAATTCTTCTTGTCATCATAAAAAATGAATTAGTATTATCTCTAACTTTATCTCTACTAATCTCTTCTAGTTTATGATTAGCAGTAAGTTGTTTCATCATCTCAGCTTGTGCATTAGCTTTACTTCCCATGATCTGCATTATGGATCCCATAGCCGAACTCAAAAGTAAATTAGCAACTTCTCCTGTTAAAAATCCCATCAGCCACCTACCATTAACATTCTTACTGTTATCAATAATTGAGTAAATATTATCAAAGCAACCGCCCAGGTTACTTTTTTCATTTCATTTAGAGCATTATTTAGTTCTCTTATGTCTTGCTCGATATGATAGAGGTGATTATTTTTTATAATCTCTATATCTTTTTTTACAAGCAAGATAGTCGATTTAACTTTTTCGACTTCTAAATTTAACTCATTAGCATCTTTCATTACTTTTTCTTTTTCATTTTAGAGGCTATTATCTTTTTCTTTAATGCAGCCGGTAATGTTTTTTGCTTACCTTTTAACATAGACTTTTTAGGCCTACCTACTTTTGAACCATATGTACCTTTACCCATTGGCATAATATTTCTCCTGTTAAGTTATTGTTTTGTTAAAAATAAATGTTCTATTACAAATGCTGGTGGATCAAGTTCCCACCATTTATGGCCATGCCTATAATCTTTAGATCTTGTATGATGATAGTTATGCCATCCTTCACCCCAGCTAATTAAACTTGTTAATGGTGAATTGACTGCAGTGCAATCTTTATTAGGTTTAACTACTATGTAGCCAAACTGTTTCATGTGCGGTATCACACCAAATGCACCAGCCGCCTGGTATACACATGCAGCCGGAAAAGAAAATGCAAAGATTCCTAACATTGGATCTATAGCATATAAAGTTATGATCCAGGTAAATAATAAAGTCCAATAATGTTTAGTTATAAACATATAATCTTTATCTTTTAGAATATCTTTTACCATACCTTTAGGCACTACAATAGGATCATATAAAGTTAGCCAGGCTCTTATGTATCCAATACGATCAGGTGATTCATTATCTTTAGCACTACCACTATACATGTGGTGATATCTATGCATTGCAGTCCAGGATAGTGGACTACCAAATGCCGCTATGATCGTTATGTATTTTAAAAACTTTTCTTTTATCGGTGTTGTTGTAAAACTTCTATGGCACATAAATCTATGTATAGCTATGTTAGTGCTAAATATATTTACAAACATCCAGGCTATTAATCCATAGACAATATACTCCGGAAAGTAAATACATCCAGCTATAGCAATAATATGATTTATAAGTGCAAGTAATTGAACACCTCTCGCATGATTCATGTCCACCTCAATTTTTTTATAATCCAAACCCAGGGATCAAACCTTAATGGTTGTAACTTTGGTGATCTATGATGATCTTCATGATTACAATCATTAAATATAAGTGGATACATCCAAGGTATATTTGTAGGTATACCTTTATCGTAGCCATGGCACATAATCCCTGTACCAAATACCATCCAAAACTTTGACATAGAAACTGCAATAACCCACATCATAAACACATTAATAGGTAATGCTAAAAATAAAATAGCATTGAATGTATAAACTAATACTGTTTCATGTTTCGTTAGAAAGTATTGCCATTTGTTTTTTAATCTGTTACCAGCTTTCCTTACATCAAACTTATGAGAATGTGTTTTAAATATAATATCAAAATAAGTCATCCACTTTGGACTGTGTGGATCATAAATAGTATCTGATGTTTTGTGATGTGTTCTATGCCATGCACTATAAGATATTGGTGTTCCTATTAATGCAGTCATAGATACTACAGACATTATGTTTTGAAACCATACTGGTGGATTCCACAGATTGTGTGCTGACCATCTGTGCAAAAATAATCCATTAACCAAATCGGTTAATAGCCAAAACATAATATAAGTAATTAAAAGTTGTTGCCAGGATAGAAAAAATACTGATGGTATAGCTATTGCAAAATAAACTATAAATAAAAGATTAAGTAACACATTAATACTCCCATAACATTCTCTTCATATTGTGTTCTAAATCTGTTTCCTCTAGTGTGCCAAAGCATATTCCATTGTTATGCATCATTGTATAAAAAGTATCAATAGCTGATCCTTTAATACATTCTATTCCCCAATGAGTGCCGCCTAATGAAGTTACATAATCTTTATTGGCCTGGTGAAATTCTGTAGTTGCAGTCCATGATTTACTATTATTTATTTTAGCTACAATACCTGTAATCCATATGTAATGATTGTTTTGAAAATAACAATGATTAAACATTGCTGGTACACCATCTTTATAAATCTTTATGTTTTTTTGATTATGAATAGTATTACCATTCATTAAATGAATCATATAATTTTTCTTTTCTTGATCATTCCAATCAGGGTTTTGTATGACTGTTCCACCATCTAAATCTTCTTTACTATCTTCATATAAAGAGTTCCATTCATCATCTATATCAAAAGTTTCTACTTCTACCCATGTATATGCCATTATGTAAACCTTACTGTTGTAGTTCCACTGTTTGTAATTCCACCTGAATTACCCCATTCATATCTACGAAGTGAACCTTGTTGTGTATTCATAACTGCTGCTGTTCTGTTATAAGTTATTTCACCACCACCATTTAATGAAAGTTTCATGGAAGTCCAGCTTGTACTATTTGTGTTCAAATATAATCTGATTCTATCAGGACTACCAAGTCCTTGTGGTATTGGACTATCATCATGGAAATATAATGCTTGTATGTTACTACCAAATCCTGATGTGTTCGATATTGAACCAAAAGCAACATTACCTGTATTGGTATCACTATTACCATTACTGTAACCTTTTTGATT